AACCGTATTCAACGATAAGCGCCACGCAAATTATGGCAAGGTATGCGAATTTATGTCCAAGTCCTTGCCGCATTTTCTCACTGGATAATTCGTTGTGCATAATCGCGTTGACTACGCCTGTTACGTAATCAATAAGCACTAATAGAAATACGATGCCGATAACGATTAATTCATGGATTGACATATATATCCCTCACTTCTTTATTCCTGATTGTTGTAATAAGCCGCCAAGAATCATACTGAACTCCGCCTTGATTTGCGGGGTTTCAAACCGTAATCTACCGACGCGATAAGCGTTCAATACTTTTTGCGTCATGTCGTCCGAGCGTTTGAGCATTATGCAATCGTTATCGACCAGTCGATAGTCAAATGTAAAATTCCTTGTGATTTTAGGCTGTTTTTTAGTGATGATATACAATACTTCGTCAGTGTCGCTTAGTTGCTGATAAACGTTGAAAATGCCGTATTCGGTGGTTTTTAATGTGAATGCATAACCGGCGTTATTAAAATCACTAATGAGAGCATTGGCATTATCTCTAAAATCGTTGTCGATTGCATAATTCGCATAATTTTCGTCGTATCTGCGTAAAAACTGTCCGAATTTGGATGTGGCAACCTTGGCGCTGAATCCGCCGTAATCAGCTAATTCCACCATAATAAACCCGTCGCAATATCGCTGATATTGCACGCGATTATCCAGCTGCGGTTTTAGATTGATGTTGAACGCTGAAAAATACGGGTTGGCGAGGGTCACGGCGTTACTGCACATGATAACCCTCACACGGTCATTCCAGCGGTCAACGGTATTATAAAATTCCTCCAGTGCCGTGACTTCTCCGCTCAAATACCGCATATTATCGGGGAAAATTTCGTCGAAGACAATGGTTCGCACTTTGGGGTAGGCGACTGATTTCACTTGTCCGGCTTGCGATAGTGCGATAAAATACCCCATGATGTGCCATGTCGGGCGTTTCTTGCCATGCTTGTCGGCTACGGCGTCCCGGTCGTCCAGCCAGTGACATTCGGCTTGATTCCCGGACACGCGAAACTCTAATTCCGGGTATTGCTCTGCGATATCCGCGAACCATGTGCCCTTATTTTTTTGTTCCTCAGCGGTGCGCCGTAGATAGATGAATTGCCATCGTTTCTTAATCCAGTCACCGATGACCAATTTTTTGGCGCCAAAGGTTTTGCCGAGGCCGCGCGCGCCGATTACGAACATCCAAGGCGCGTGATAGGACAATACACGCCCGTAGTCGTAGTAATCGCCCTCGGCTAGCAGTCTTTCCATAATATCCATCATATCATATGGCAACGATAGACCGGTAGATATTTACCAATCTATCGTTGTATTAGTCGGTGATGTACCGGCGTATCTCCCACCGACTCGCCATATTCATCTCCCCTGACGCGGCGAACAGATTCGGCCCATTGCCAGGCCCCCCGTGAGACAGCGTTTCATTCTTGCCGTCCGCAGTGAACATTTCCACATGGTCCCACGCCTGCGTATAGGCACCCCAGTCCAGCAGCAATAAATCGGCGGCGTGCGCCTTGGCGATGGCGTCGGCTACGGACGTGTCCGAGCTGCCGCATACGCGCGTGCCCTTGCCTGCCATTTGTCCCGTCCATGTGCCCACGTCTATGCCGAGCGTGTCCTGATATGCACGCCAACAGACCGAGCTGCAATCGCCATATCCGCTCGAATCCGGGTCAAGTCGCCCCGCGCCTTGCGAGTAGGCGTATTTGCCGATGCGTGACCGCAACCATCCTACGACGCGTGCCGCATCCTCGCCACTGCTGCCCGAGCTTGAGCCGCCTCCAGTCTGCCCGCCACCCGGTTCGGTGGACTCAGAGGTCTTATATATCCACGTCTGGGCGGAGCTTTTCGCAAAAATGGCCGTGCTGTCCCCGCTGCGGTATATGAGGTTGTCGCCCTGCAATTGTATCCACGCGGTGCTGCCGGGCTTGCCGTCGATGCCGGGCTGGTCGCCGCCCGGCGTGTCAGACGGTTCGGAGGTTTGGCCAAAATCAGGCGGCGCGGACGTGCCATCCCATGCTTTCAGTAAGTTGTATGCGGTGGTGTATCGGTTGCGGTACTGGCCCAGTACGCCGTCTGCCAGTATCGTGGTGTAAATTAGCTCTAGCGTGGCGGTTGCAGAGCATGATGCAAGCACGCGCTGCGCCTGCGCGGGGGACTGGTGGTAGGCACACGCCCACATAATACGCTCTTTGACATTCCCAGACGGGAACCCATACCCGTCCATCGTGGACTGGTAGCCGTTCCAATCCGCCTCCCACTGCGCCTCTTGGAACGCATGGTTTTCGTCGCGTTGCGCCCACGTCTTCCACGCATTGCCCTCCGCCGTGGATAGATAGCGTGTTGTCCAATTGATAGAGTTCGCCTGCACTTGGCTGGCGAGTGTCGGCGCTGCGGCGGCGAACGTTGCCCACCCGTCCGGGTCGGCGGCGCGCCCGCGTTCCAACAGATTGCGGGCGCGCGTCCCATACCATTGCATCATGCCCATGGTGATGGCGTCAACGTAATTGCACGCGCCCCAATCGCAATTGCTTTCAACGGTGCCAATAACGTACATGGCGTAGTAAGCAGTATTGTCCATATATAATAGTATACCCCACGGCTTCGAGCCGTGGGGTATGGGTTATGTCTCACGTGGAACGTTTACCACGGGTAGCAAGCGAAACAGCCATTATTACCGCCAGCAGTGGTTCCGAAGTAGCTAATTTTAGGAGCGCCGGACGTGTCCGAGTTCTGCGTATTAGTCAACAGCCAGCCGCTTATGGTGGAGCCGGAGTTAGATAGGCCCGCACCCCACGTTCTGAACTGGTTCGGAGTGGAACCGGAAGCCACTCTGGCCCAACTCGGGAACGTAAGACCGGCTTGCAGTTCGGCATTTGTGGTTGCATCTTCACCCCAAAGCGTTGCGAAAACCATGCCACCAGACGCCACGATATTGCTATGCACGTGGCCGTTGGAAGAAGAGAGGGTGGCAGCCTCATAACGTCCGGTATAAGTGCCTCGGATAGCGGAGGCCATATAGGATGCAATGACCTTCGACCCGTTCGCGTTGGGGTGAACGTCGCCGCTGGGGAAATTGGAGTCGTTACCGATATTCCACGTCCAAGCCCAATCAACGTTTTCCACGCCGTTTTTGGCAGCAGCCTGCGCAACGCCCGCAGCCTTCTGCCGACCGTACATGTCCATGCCCGCATTATGCCAGAGCATGGGCACGGAGATGATGCGTGCTTTGGGGAACTTGACACGCGCATTGGAGAACGTCGCGTCCGCATATGATTCCATCTGCGGAGTGGTGCCAATGTCATTTCGACCGCCTCCGATGATGATGATTGCCACATTATCGTTGTCGATGGCCGAAGCGCTGTAAGCATTGTTAATCTGGTCGGTGAACGTATTGCCTGATACGTTAAAACCGGCTCCGGTAATAGAGTAGTTTTTCACTTGATAATCGTTGCCGATGATATTACGAAGCTGTGTAGGCCATTTTGTCGCATCCGTGCCGTCAGGGTTGGCGCTGCTGGACGAATTGGCGTAGCTATCCCCGATGCAAAGGCAAATCGGCAACTGGTCTTCGGAATGCGACTCCAATGCCTGAATTCTTTGGCTCAACTGCTGTGCGGTGCCTGCGTATCCGCCCTGCTTGGTGAATGTCACGTCCGCCTGTGACTTGGTGTACACGTCCGTCGTATTGGCTTTGCCATCGACGGTATCGGACAATGTGGACACCGTGCCCTGCAATGCGGTGAGCGCCGTGTTTTCCGCCTTGCCGTTGATGGTGGACATCAGGTTTTGTGCGGTCTGCGTCGAGGTGACGCCAAGCGCGGTGAAATACGACTCCTGCCCGGCCAGTCCCTCCTTATTGGTCTGGGCCAGTGACAGAGCGCCGTCCGCCGCGCTTTTCGCCGCGTTAGCGGCAGATGTCGCGGTGGTCGCTTCTGTTTCGTTGCGATACATCTGCGAGTCGATTTTACTCATATCGCTGGTGTAATCGCCCCGCCATGATGGTCTGTCGTCCGGGCTATCACCAAACTGGGATAGATTATAATGAGGGGTTTTATTGATGCTGCTCATTGTGAGGAGTCCTCGCTTTCATTGCTACGGATAGGAGTTCCCGTCCGAACAATATTATAATCATCCGAACATTGCGTGTCCAGTTGAGTGGCGGTAAGGCCTGTGGTGCTCGGGGCTGCGGCGGCGGTGAGGGCGGCTACCAGAGATTCCAGCGTGGCGACACGGTTGACGAGAACGTTATATTCGGACTCTTTCACAAGTCTATCCCATTTTGCGTTAGCAAGACTTGCCCATCCCTGTCGAACAAATATGGACGCGCCTTTCCCGTCCGTGTAGGCTAAAATACATTGAATATGAGCATTAGCGAGGCTTGCGTCCAACAAACTGCCGCCGACTATGCTTAGATTAGGCGGCATATTTCCCCAATGCCTGGCTATTTTATAGATTCGGTTTGCGGTTAGTTTGTTGGCATCCGCTTCACTCCCTGACAGTGATATGGCATTTATAAAATTTCCGTCAATCATTCCCAGCGGATTACCGCCAGTACCGTCGCCCATCAGCGTGGCGTCATGCGTCACGGCAGACAATCCGCCCGAACTGCCGCCAACATAGCTAATTGTGACCTGATTGCCGGACGTTTCAATATTGATGCCGTCCCCCGCTCGAATATCCCCGGCAGTAAGGCGGTCAGCGATGGCGCTTGCGATGGCCTGCGTTACGCTCTCGGTTCGGGCTATCGCGTCCGCAACGCCCAACGGGCTGCTATCAGTGCCGTCGCCGGTCAGGTCGGCAGTATGCTCTACCTTGGTCATACCGCCAGCCTGTGACGCGGCGTAGATCGCTGCGTCAATCTTAGTCATATCCCCATTATAGTCGCCGGTATACGTGGGGCGGTCATCCTCCGTATACTGACTTAATCCGTAGTGTTCGGTATGGTTGGCGGCAGTCATGCTCACGCTCCCCTGTTCTCAAAGTTCGATACGGTCGGGGCACGCTGGACATACTTGGCGTCCGCGGCACCCTCGGTCAGGTAAATGTCAGCCGATTCACCCTCGGGGATACTCTTGCCGTAAGGGAATTGCGAGCGGCCCGGAAAATCGCCCGGCACGCAATTGTCCACAGCGGTTGCACGTAAATCATATTCACGCGCGGACAACCCCAGAGCGTCATACATGGACGCTTCGAGCCGCATATTGTCATAATCCCCCCAAAACAGTCCATGATTGCGAACGTTATCATACATCCCGTCAAGCACTGACTGCAAGGCGTCCTGTTTTCCGTATACCGGGGACCACGCAACCCCTGTGACCTGCGACTGTTCGATAAGTCTGATAAGTTCTTCGCGTAGAGCAGCCATCTGCTTGAGCAGATTGTCGGCCATATTCTTGATGTCCTGATTGTTGGCGTCGATCGCAGCGTTCACCGACTCAACCAAGGTGTTGAAGTCGGATTGCAAGGCGTCAAGATTATGGCGCAGGCATTCGATTAACTGCAATGTCGTCAGTCCGTCCCGATAGGTGAACGGAACGGACGTGGGCACCCCGTCAAACAAGCGTTGTCGAGGAACCAAAGCGTTAATGGTGACCATGATTACTTCCAATCTCCATAGCTATGGCAGTTGCCGAAAATTGTATCATAAGACCCCCACACCTGCATAAAGCAGGGTTCGAGACTACGCACGATTTCCATATCCACGTTAATAATCGCCTGCCGGTACTCTTGAATCAGACTCATTGCGCTCTGGCTGCGCCCGCTCACATGGCTCTTGCCTTTTGCATTGCTTGAATCATGCTGGTAGTCGGTTGCGCTTTGCGCCGTGGTGTGGCTGGTTGAATCCTGCGAACTGGATGCGGTGCCGGAGCTGTCCGCCTGTGATTCGTTCGCGTGCGAGGCGTAGCGTGCGAAGTCGCCCACAACGCCGGTCTGCGGCACGTCACTATCGAAGCTTTTGGATGTGGTGGTGCTGGAATTGTCTGACTTGGACGTGCTGGAGCTGGTCGAGTCCTGCGAACTGGACGCTTTGCCGGACGACTGGGACTCGCTGCCGCTCTCGCTGTCCGTCGTCATGTCCATGGAATCCAACGGGTTATATTCCATGTCCAGCGTCCGGTAGCGTTCGTTGAAATAGGGCATGATTTCCGCCATTGTCATTCCCAAGTAAAAAATGAACTGTTGGGCGGTTTCTTGACCAATCTCCCTAAGCGCGTAATGTCGAATAATCTTTTCGTTCAATTCCTCACGGTGAGATTCGTTGTAAATCGGGTAATAGTCGGCGCTAAGATGCAGCTTGTCGTCGGTATCATATCCGAATGCAATAAGATTACCGAGGGTTTCGGTATACTCTCCCGGCGTCTCCATCACGTAAGCGCTAAAATCCTGTGTCACAACACACCTCCAACGCCCGCGTCGTATGATGCGGGCATGTCAATATCCGTCGTGCCCGAAGCGCTAGAGTCAAGCGCGTTGGGTACGCCGGAGCTTTGCGCGTCCGCATACTCGACCCACACGTTCAGTTGCGGCCATAATCGGTTAATCTCGGTTGCCGCCGTCTGTCGCGCCTTCAGGAAACTCAGTCGGAACACGTCAACTTTTTCGTTTGCCTGCGCCACCTCATCGGATATCAGGCGTTCTTTTTTTTCCGTGCCGCTGGACTGAATGCCGAGATATCCCAGCACTTCGTTAGTGACCTGCGCTTTCTGCTGAATGAACTTATCCAGCAGATAAGGCGTGGTGTTCGGCCACGGTTGAAACATGCTACCGGGGTCGAGCGAGTCGTATCCGACAATATAGTCCTGACCATCCTGCCGTTGCTGAAGCATGTTCTGAACGGTGAGTTTGGTGCGCGGGTCGGCAGTGATGATGGTTGGTAGCTTCAGGCTCTCCAAGTTCACGTCATACGCCTTGTCGATATCGGCAAGTCGTCGTGCGTATTGCCATAACGTCGGCTTGAATCCGACGCGCATTCGATTGTCCCAAATGGGAATGCATTCCGAGCCTGCCTTGAGTTGCCTGTAGTGGTAGTTGACGCCTACCGGCTCGAAACGTGTCGGATTGTTGTACACGTTCAGCCGACCTTGATAGCCCGCCTGAGTCACAAGGAACCTGCCGATACGCTTGTCTTCAAAAAACAACGCGCAACCGTATTCGCACAGGCATATTTCCAACCAACGCTCATCTACAGTGGGCGGTAATCCGCGCCAGCTGAAACGGTTCAACGCAAGTTCCATCAGCAAATGAAGATACATGTCATCAAGTGTGACGGCGCGTGTTTTCGCGTAATTGCCGCGCGGGTGCAACGCGCCGCCAACTCGATTCTTTTTAGACCTACTCATATTGCCATTGTATCACTTGTAGCCAATGCCCGGAAGTGGCTCGTTGTCCGCCCAATCGGTTACTCCGATGTATTCGGGCTTGTTCCAGACCGTCACACCGCGTTCGAACATGCCCTTAATGGTCAATCGGTATTCCTCAGGAAGCGTGCCCCTCACATACGCTTCCTGCATCTGCCAGTACGTGAATTTCTCCATGCATTCCAGCGAAACGGGGGGCGTTACGAATCGTTGGACAAAATATCCATAGCGTAGCATGTACTCACCCGCCGCCCTCAGTGCGCTTGGGGCACACGTCTTAAACCTTACCAGCACGCCCATAATGCCGTTACTTAGGTTGAACATATCGCCACCCAACGCTCCCGAGGTGGTTGGCGGGGTCAGTTGCATCTGCTGCACTTGAGCGTTGATTCCGGCGATAGCGTTCTGATAGTCGCCTTGCGCTGCGTATGAAGCCAGTCCGTAATTCGCTTGCGAGACAATGGCGTTGAGCTGATTGCTCAGTCCAGTCGCGCCACTCGCGTATGCGTTGGCCTGTGATGTGGCCGCCGCATTGGTGGCAATCTGATTGGCCGTATTCGCCGCCGCCGTAGAGTTGGAGACGGCGGCAGACGAATTGATGCCGTAATTGGCGATATCCGTCTGTGCGGAGCCGAGGAACGCGCCGCCAACCGCGTTTATCGCACCCAATGGGCTGCGGGACGCGACGGCGTTCAGCCCCCCACCAATGATTCCAGCCATGCCATTGAGATTGTTGCTCTTGATGTTCTGCTCCACTTGGAGGTTAGCCATCTGACTGGTTTGATTTTGCCCGATGGCGAGAGACTGGTTCAGCGAGTTTGCCGTAATGGCATTGGTCGCCGTTCTGTTTTCGTTTGCCCAGTTGGTCTGTCGTGTGGCGTATTCGCGCTGCAATGCGGCATTGGAGTTGGCAACGTTAGCAGAAGTCAAAGCCTTCTGTCTAGTCCATTGGGCCGATTCCTGCGCGTAGGCGCGGGTGTACGCACTGTTTGCCATAGCCAACGCTCCCCCGTTGTTGACCACTGAAAAGTGAGGCAAATTAGTGATACCGAAACTTGCGTTAAGCATTTCGCCGCCGTCTATCGGCAAGCCCATATCCTTGCCATCAATGCGCAGCGGAACCGTAGTGCTCGCTCCGGCCTCATTATATCCGGGAACGTAGAAATTGATTCTTGCGCCGGATGGTGCGTAAGTGTAGGTTTCGCGGATGGTGAGCGTGTCCGATTGAATGTCTTCGGGTCGATAAGTAATGACCGTGCCGTTCAAGCAGCTGCATTCGATAACGCAGAATGGATAACAGCGAAGTTTGCGTAGATTCCGGTATCGGGTGGGGATGTTGAATTTATTGCGAAAGTTCGCAATAGCCATGACGTCTTCATAGCGTAAATCCGAATCGAGGGAGGAATTGAAAGAATAAATGTTGCCATATTCCTCCGACACTGCCTGCCCGTAAATCTCCGTAACCCTATGCCCATATCGGCTCACGTAATCCTGTGGGATTTTCGGCACCATGTAGACGGCGCAAATACCTTGCGTTATCCAAGGAAAAAGCGTGCCAAGGGCCATGATGTTGGCGACATACGCCATTCGATTCTCGCAATAGTAGACGGAACAGCCGTCCGTCTCCTGTTCAAAAATGGCCCCGGTTGCGGTGGTGAGCTTTGGTTCGGAAGTGTTGCCGGGGTCGTCGGTGAGATTAGTGGTGCTGACCACAATCAGACCGTAATCGACCCAATCGACGCCGCCGCCGTCTATGTCATAATGCCGACCTTCGATAATGCTCTGATATTCCTGTGACGTTGTGACCATTTCACTGCCGGTGTCCAAACCTTCAGGGAGCGCCAGATATGTGCGCCCGTAATCGTCCCACTGGTGTTCATTGGCGATGCCGATATGGCCGCGTGTCACATAGCAGCTGCCGAATGTGACATCATGCTGGAAACTCTGCCACACGTCCAGCATCAAAACCAATTGCGTGCAATGGGCGTTGACGTATTCGACGCGCTGAATGAAGTAGTACCATGCGCGTGGCCCCTCCAAACCGGGGTAATCGTTATAGGCAATCAGATAATTCCAGTTCGACGCCTCGTTAAATGGCATTTCGACGCGGGCGGGCGCGTTGAAAATATGCATGGTGGCCGGACGGCATTCCACGCCGTCCAGTTTGCCGAACCATTCCTGTTGCGTTTCACGTGAAACGAACCGTACGATATCACGGTATGAGGCGTCCCACGGCACTCGGCAGAGTTTCAGCGTAGTGTTTGGTGTCCATTCCGCCCAAGAAAAGTTAGATTCCACGTAAGGGTTCGCGTCGTCAATCATCATCTTCCTCCGGTACGACAAGGCCCGGAGCAATCACGTGGATTACGCTCCGGGCCTTGTCCTGCATCACACCGTGAGAGAGAGTAGCCAATCGGCTACCCTCCCATTATATCACGCGGTCACGGTCACACTCTTCTTGCCGGACACGCCGAACAGTGTGGCGGTGATACCAGAGGCGCCCTCCTTGACGCCAGTCACTACGCCGGATTCGGACACGGTGGCGTTCACCGGAGTGCCGGACGTCCATGCGGCCTGTGCGGTAACGTCGGCGGTGCGTCCGTCAATCATTGTCGCCACGGCAGTCGCCTGCGCCGTATGTTCTACGGTCACGTTCGGAACGGTCACGGCAATGGACGCAACGATAGACGGATTGAAGCCAATGACGCCATCACCGACCACTGGCACGTCCAAGGCTGCGGACACGGTGCCCGGCACTTCCGGCGTCGCCGGGTTCGTGTACAAAGCGGCTGCGGTAATCGGGATGGTGGTGTTCGGTTCGTCAAGGCCGACCACCAGCACGCCGGTAGGCGAGATATACGTGTAATCGCTCTTCGGCTTGACAGTATCGCCGATACGATACTCGACCGCATCGGAGCGGAACGTGGCGGCACCGTCGTTAGTGATGGTCGTGTCGGCAGTGACCTGCACCGCGCCGCCACGCGCCACATTGCTCGGGGTTTCCGAGCCACCGCCGTACATGGCGAGCTTGAGTTGGAATGTCGGCGTCTGAGCCTGCGTGCCGGTAGGGGCCACCACGTTGGCCGTGGACGCCGCGCCGGTCCAGAACATCACAGCCGGAGCGAAGCCGGACACTGAGATGATGTGCTGGACATGCAGATAATGGTTGACCGAATTGATGTTGACCGGATTGGTCTGCTGGGTCATCTCGTTAATGACCGGAATATCAATCAGGAACTTGTCAGTCGTGAGAATGGCCTGCACGCCATTCATGCCGAACCGGTCTTGCGGAATGACGATAATCCGGTCGATGGTCGGCTCGGCGTCGGTACGCTGGAATACCGTGGCAAGGCCCTGCACGTCAAGCGCCGACTTGACTTCCGGGGAGCAGAACAGCACGAGTTCGTCCGGGCGGGCGAAGGTCGGCATGTGGCGGGCGTTGTACTTGGTGGAAACGAATTTAAGCGTGTCGGCCCATGCTCGAATCTGGCGCAACATGTCGCGGGCGTCGGTTTCCGAACTGCCCATACTGTTCAGATCGTTGTTCATATGGACGCGCCAATATCCGCCAAGTTTTGCATATTCGACGAACTGATGGCACAGAGCCTCGAACAAGTCTACTTCAGCTGCATTATAGCAGGACGTGAGAATCTGAGAAGTGAGCGAGGCCAAACCATTTTCAGACGTGAAGGCACGCTGGAGCGTCTTGTCATCCGTGGTCGCGGGATACCAGTGAGCGAAGTCCAGACGATGGTACAGCGAATCCACGTCGATTTTCCACTTGCGGAAATTATCCGCGCCGAGATATTCCGCGTCAGGGTCATAGACCTGTGCAAGCGGCATTCCCACGGCGATTTCCTGCCACGTGTCGCCATACGCCTGTGATGCACGCTGGAAAACGCTGAGCGGATTGTTCCACCGCCACGTATTCACGTAGGTGCCGCCAATACGGTTCACTAATGCCGAGTAAAATTCGTTCTTCAGCTGGGTGGACGACATGAGTGTGGCCATCTGCCTGTCCATGTTCATCTGAGTTGCACTTGGCATGCGCCTCTGGTACTCCGGCGACGCCTCGTTGCGGATCATGTTGAGAATCTGAGCGTTGTTAAATTCGGTGAGCGGACGAAGCTGCTGCTTCGGCGTCACCACGGGAGTAGTTGCCATGATATTTTTCCTCTCTAATCGTCAGTCTTCATATAGGTCGTCGAACGTGCTGTAGGTGCCGTTGTAGTCGTCGTCGGTCATTTCAGCCGATTCCGGCGTCGCGTCATCATCGGGGCCGTCGTGCAGCACGTGGTCTGCTGCCGCGTCGCGCATCACTTCGACGGTTTTGGACAGTTCCGCCACGATCGCCTCCAATGCGCTCAGCCGGTCGGCCATGTCGGCTTCCTTGTCGTCGCCCGCATCTTCAGGCTCACCATCGGTCTGCGTTTCCGGCTCCGGGTTCGGCGTATTGTCGTCGGCGTTCGCGTCCGGCTCGTTGTCGGGCGTGGTGTCCGGCTTGTCGTCATTTTCAGTGTCGTCCATAATCACCTCTTAAGGTAGATGGCACGGCGGCAATCACGCTGCCGTGCCGGATTGCTAGGCTGTGCGGGTTCCCTCGCCGTCAATGGGCGTTGGCTACGCACGTCTACATCCGACCGGATCGCCTTACCGATTGCCTGTCGGTCGGGCCATTGAATCGACTTGGGACGCACACCCCGCTATCGGTCATTATAGCACAAAAAAACAGCCGTCATCATTGACATGGCGTGACCTCGGCAGAAAGTCGTCGTAGGGTATGGGGGCTGCTCGATGCACGCCACTCAACCTCATGACGGTATCGCCGTCCGTTTCCACACCGCAGTATTTGCGATTGCCGAGGATACGAAGTTTTCCATAGGTGTGGTCGTTTTTCCACGCGCCTAGTTTCTTATCGTCCGTTTCGATACCTGCGGGCGCATCCAGTCCGTCCAATATCATGCCGTCCGTATCGGCGTAGAGCACGCGGTCGGCGTTCTCATTCATTGCGCGGGACAATATTTGCCGACCGTAGGCGTTGACATATGCGGCGGTCGGTAGCCATGCGAGCGAGTTGGCCGACTCAGGTTTATCCACTGTAAAATCCACGCCGCCGTCGCCAGAGGGTTTCGGGTGCAGCATAGGCCGGTAAAGCGAGGCCCCGAATTTTCCTACCAACGAATTAAGCAATAGTTTCGCCATCTGCCGACGCTCTCCGGTTTCGGCTTGCTTCACATGGAACCATTTGTCAACGTAACTGCAATAAAGTCCATGCGATTTACGGAATTTCCAACCGCCGATATAATCCCACACATGGACATCATAGTTTTCCGTCAAGGTCTGCCAATCCACATCGGTCACGGGCATAGTGACGACCCCTAGCGTACTGTCCAAACGTTCGCCCTCGTACCCCCATACTGGTAGAATGTTGGTGAGTGTCGCCGTTTTTCCCGGTTTCAGTCGCGCGTCGAACGCGATAACATCGATATGCAGAGGATAGTCAGCATCATAACGATATTCCCCTGCATACTGGACAGGAGAGCCTACCGGCATGGCAAAGTCGCGCATGATACTCGGATAGAGGCTGTTCACATCCCAGCTCTTGCAATCCCGATATTCTCCCGGCCTGCTGTGTACTATCGCTCCATAGTATGCGGGGCGCATCCGGTGATAATCATTCTTAGCCAATGGAGGAAAGTGACGTTTGAATCCGGCGTAATCTCCGCCGATGTAATCGCCCATTGCCATTGACGCTATTGTAGTTCCCTTAAGATTCAGGGCCTCGCATTCCCGCGCGACATTCCACGTGGTTTCCAAGTCGTCCGCGCCACCAAATGTTTCACGCGAAACATTCAATCCGTCGTCGCGTGTGATGTTGCGCACATCCAGAAAATCCACGGTAATCCCACCCATACGCACCCGGAAGCTATAAAAATGACCGCGAATATTAAACGTACCCCAAACTCCATCCTTGGCTGGATTCGATTGCAATGGCAGTCGTTTCAATAGTTTTGCGGCTATGGGCTTGATGTCCTGCCATCCGTGAGCACACCAAACGCGCGTGTGATGGTCGAGCATGGTAAGGCGGATAACGGCATTCACTGTCAATGGTTCCATACCGTTATCTGTCAGTAGTGTTGCGCCGTCTGTTGCCGCCGTTCGACGCTCTCGCATGATTCCATCCTTTTTTTAGTGTCTTATTGCGCTGATCATCCATTCGTCGAGTCGTGTCTCCACATCCCCTGCGTCCGCTTTGGTCTCCCATTTGTGCGCCTTATCATTATACCATGTTGCTTCACGTACTACGACGCTGAAATTCGTGTTGTTTATCAGCCATCGTTTTTGACGGTTAGACAAGGAGGCGAATCTTTGGGCGACACTAGAATCGAATGCTTCGAGCTGCTGTGCGACTTTATCAAAATTCAAAACACCCTCGCTCTCGGGAACTTTCCTAGTTCCCGCACGCAATGGCGCACGTCCTATGAGTCCGGCGTATTCAAGCATTTCTTGCTCAAGTTTCCTACGGCCTCCCTCTCGCATCATTGCGCGCGCATGGCTTATGCCACGCTCTGTGCCAAAAACATTCGCACGGCTTCGTGTAAGTTCATCACGAGCAGAACCACCGACTGTATGAGTGCCTAACACGTCAAACGGAGACTCCCCTGCGCGTTCCATCTCACGCATCTCACCTACGGTATAGCGGGCCATGCTTAATGCATCGAATTGCTGTGCACGCTTGATTTTCTGCCGTGCTTCGATACGGCGACGCTGCTGCTGCCGCAATGTTTTCCGACGTTTCGACGGGGCTGCGGCGATTTCCGCGTCGGTTATCAGCGGACGCGCGGCCATCTCACGGTCAAGTTTTGTGACATGGACGTCGGGAACAACCTGATACGGCTCATTATCCCGCGCCCTTAAGGCTTGCTGTTGTTCTCCGAACTCCCGCCCAATGCGTCGTGCTACCTGCTCAAGCTGTTGGGCACTGAGATTCCCCAAGAACGTTTCAGTAATTTGCTTGGGGAGACGTCCGGTACTGTAATCTCTAACTGCTCGTTCCCGGCGCACCTGTGCCGACCTGATTGCGGCGTTGCGTTTCAGATTGTCAGCGCGTCGGCGGTTTTTGCGTTTTGCCACGGTCCCTCCTGTGAGTATGAAACACCCCTCACCGCAAGGATGGAAACGGCGAGGGGTGAGTCTGGCGGCAACATCCCTATAGGGACGTTGCCATGATATCATACGGTGCGGACAATCGTGTTACTTACGCTTGCCTTCCGACACTAGTTCGAGGTCGAAGAACTTGTAGCCACGGCGGCTCTTCTTTTCCACCACCTTGAGGGCAAGTGGCTGATTCCACGTGTCCGGCGTACCGAAAATGGCGAACAGATTGCCGAATGCGTGCGCCAGCGTGGGGGAGGCGGCGGCGAAATCGCCTTCCTCCGCGTGAATGACTACGCGGGTGGACGAATTGATTTCGCCAGTCTCCTGATTGGCGACTTCGATAGCCTGCGCCAGCACGTTGGTGACATGCAACGGCTCGTTGAGGTGTTCATCTACCTTATCGGCGGTCTGCATGGCGTTGTACAGAGCCATCTTGCCGTCCATCGTAGAAGTATCGAAGAAGTGGGATACGGCGTTAGTGCCGTTTGCGGAAAAGTTGTTGCCGTTCGTTACGGTCAGTTCGTTGTCAGCCATTAGTGTTGCCTTTCCTTATAGGGATTATTAATTATTTTCCTCGGTGATGATATCATCTTCGACCACGTTGCCGTTAACCGGCCCCGGATAGTCAACGGTGGTATCATCTCCAAATTCACAATTAGCCCAATAAATCGCCTCATCCATGCGCGTTGCCTGCGCATGATATTCGGCGGACATTGGTAGCATGTCCTTGTTGATTTTGCGGGCTTTTTTCATAGCCATGTCAGCCGTACGGCACGCGCCATTCACGACTACCTCAGCGTCAACAAGTTCACCGTTCTCACCGCGCGTGACGCCGCGCACGATACTGTAATGCTTGGCTCTCTTAATGTATGCCATAATCATACCGCCTTATCTTATTGTTGCTGCTGTTGTGACATTCTTGCAATGTCTTCATCAGTATACTGCACATCTGTGAGATTGTCAAAACAACGACACGCGATTTTGACAACGGTCTGAGCAAATTCATTACCATCCCAAACCTTGCACATTTCATAGCATGTCGCACCCTTGACATGACAGACGGCACACCACGCCACCATAGCCGGAGCATAAATAACGCCGCCCAACATTTCAATATCCTGAGTTCGCGCCAACGCCCCGACGCGGGATGTGCGAGGGGACAGTGATAAGCAAACGTCTGCCACATGTCCCACCCCGTCGGCGAACGCCACTTGCGACCCTTGAGGCTTGTAAAAGTTCTTGAGCAGTGTTATACTACGGCATAACGTTTCCCAATCCCCCTCTCCTCGATTATATTCGCGCAAGTGCAACCTACGCCGACGGCCACGAATGACACGGCGCACACGGTCATCATCCAGCACGCCATCATCAAACCAGTTCGTACGTTTATCGCCGTCATCACAATTCAAATCCTTCAATTTCATAATTAAAACTCCAATGTATCCTCGCTAAACCCAGCACCATACAACCACATGTTTAACCACACAGCCTTATCAGAGCACCGTTTCGGCGGATTATAAGCGCTACGCCTATGCCGTGCACCAGCCCAAAAAGCGCGCAGACGCCAGTATGCATCAGCATCAGGACAGTTGCCACACGTCCACGAATGAATCCAACCACGAAAATACATGCTAATCCCTATCTAAAAGTGGCGTACGCGCAATGTCGATAGCATCAAGCATAAGGTCAACCACTTGACTGCCGTCACCCGCATCATACGCACACAAGGCGGTAGCATTGCAAAACCCGGCTGGAGTGCGGAATCGGACGGCATAACGCAATTCGTACCGCTGACCGTGAGGACAATACCATAATCCCACATTACCCCCCGCAAACAGCGAGGGGAATATAGCAACCATCATATCATTATCAGCCATTTCAAAAACCCTTCACTATGAAAACAAAAACAACAGCCACGCTCACAGCAAGCATGACCAAAAAACACAACACGTCACGCGCATCACGCGACAATTCGCAAAAAACCGTAGCGGCCATTGTTGCAAACAGCACGGAAAGGATACATACGGCAACAATCATACCACCCATTACGACAACACCACCTTTACCACACCGACCATAGTACTATCCATGTCAAACGTGGCATTATCAATATTCACATCTACCTCCACTCCGACGTACATATTCCTGACATAAGATAGCACCCCGTCTAACGAGGATTTCAGAGACGCCGTGAAGAACATACCACTCGGCTTTACACAATCAGGCAGAATCTCGAAAACCTGAAAACCATCATCAGTGATAATAAAATACCACATTTA